CACATGCCTATAGCCTAGCCCTCTCGCGGGCCCTCTGCCATGTGGGAGGGTTGCCACCAATAGACCATCTCTAGAGAATCCCAAGCGCGATACAGACTCTCTAACCACTTATCAGTATAGAAGAACTCGTTATCCTTGGGCTGCATTAAATGGATAGAGTTTAAAGATCCCTTCGATATAGAAGAAATAAACTCTCTAACCTGCTTCTCTGAGAATCCATCTTCTAATAATCGATTGAGATTAACCATTATATAGAGGGGATCTATTTTCTCTAGTTCCTTCTCTATATGATCTATAGCCTCTGGCATATCGAGAGGGGCTGCTAGTAATTTGATTTCCATTTGTACCTCTACTTCTGGATAAGTGTTTATATTTTGTCTAGAAGGAGAATCTCTTCCCCTTCTTCTTTAATGATTCCTTCGCTCTTTCGAATAGCTGCTTATCTGCAGTCTCTACAGTTCTACCCTTCGATAGAAAAGAATATACACGAGCCCTAGCCCATTGATCTTGAGTAGCCCCTGGCCTATGACCTACTGCCCAAGCTGCTAGCCCCTTATCGAATACCTCTTGGATAATCCCTCGAGGGATATCAGTAACAGAAGCTACAGCCTTAATAAATCTCTCTCGAGGCTTCCCTTCTTTCTTGGTTGCTTCCTCTTGGATAACTGATCGGAGCCCGCTATCCTTTATTCTCTTCGTATACTTGCTCTCTTTTGTCTTAGCGCGAGCATCCCCTGGAAGAGGCTTAAAGGATTCCTTCCCCTTTATTCTCTTTCGGATCTCTGCCTTCCTGCGAGCCTTGGTACTCTCTCCGAGTCCCTTAGTATATTTCTTTGGTACCTTAGCAGCCATCTCTATTTCCTGCGAGTAGTTCTTCTAGCTGTTCTGCGCTTAGGCTTCATAGGTGTTTTTCTCTTCTTCGGTTTACCATACATATCTATCTCCGGTATCTGTTTCTTCTACGTTCTTCTCTTTTCTTGCGCTTCTTAGGCCTGGAGTAAGGAACCGATCCTCTAAGCTCTCCATCCTTATACATCCTCATAGTAATCGCTGCAGCTTGGTCCCACTGGTAGCCCTCTCTTATCAATCGAGAGATCTTGTATTGTATCAGTAGATTATCTTGCTTAGATCTCATCCCAGCTCTCGCTCTCTTCTTCTCCGTTATGCCCTCTTACATGGTTTACAGTAGCAAGTATCGCTCCCATTAATCCTAGGGCTGGGAAGCCTTCGTTACGGAAGTCTAGATCTACTCCGTTCGTATCCCATTTGGCATATATGTAGATCTCTCCATTAACTGTTATAATGCTAGTATCTCCTATAGTATCGCAGCAGATAGCCTCATGCATCTCTTCGATCTGTGCTTGGAGGAAGGTCTGAGCATTGGATATTGTAAAGTTCTCCTCTATCTCGATACCGGGGAATAGTTCCGAGAGAGAGATGCCTTCGAGCTCTGGGATTGCTGATCGTTTCTTCATTTTCATATTATTACCTTAACATATTTGGAGGGCTTCATGCCTAAGATTAGAGTACCGCGAGAGATCCAGATCCTCGCTAAGAGAGCAATAGATTATAACCTAGAGCAACCCATTAGTAAACGAGCCTCTTATAAAGATGAGAAGGGAAAGAGAGTCCCCGGTACTGGGATGAGGACCGCTCGAAGATTGACCTCTGGAGAAGTAGATCTCCAGCAGCTAGAGCTAATGGATGCTTGGTTCGCTAGACATGGAGAGTCCGATAAAGAAGCGAAGGCTAGACAAGATAAAACCTCTAAGGCTGCTGTAGCTTGGGCTCTCTGGGGAGGGACTCCTGCGAGATCTTGGGTTAAGCGTGCTATTAAGAGCCTTCGATCTAAGGAATAACACTAGATAACACTAGAACTACACTAGATAACACTAGGTATATTCTGCGATAGTTGCGCTGCTACGGGCTCGATACTCTGTTTTAATGGGGTTCGAGCCCTTCGCGTGTATATATAATATAAATAGATATACCAATTTATATTCTCTATATAAACTGATACTCCAAATAGGGCTATTTCTGGTACTTTGTCCCCTGTACATCGAAGGTATAGCAGATTTAACCTAGTGTTATCTAGTGTATTTTTAGTGTTATCTAGTGTATTTTTTGATTAGATCGAGGGCTATCTGGGCTAGAATTGTTACCGCTCGGATACTTTTATTAGATTATGGAGTACATCTGCTAGAAGTGTTACCGCTCGGATACAAAAAAAGAGCCCGGATATTACTCCGAGCTCTCAACCATTAACATTCAATCAAACAGATCATTAAGAATATACACTACTCCAGATGAGATTACAAGTTATTTAACTTTCCATATTCTCTGCCCATCCTTGATAACTTGTTTATATCCGGACTCTTTACAGATCTGGGCTATCCGCTTAGCGTTCCCGGTGTGCTGCTGAGATACTGGAAGATCTAGATAGTTCATGATCTCAGTAGTATTGTTTTTACCTCCTGCGATCGCCTCTCTAACCTTGATAGCCCAAGGATCATCGATTATATAAGCCTGCTGTAGTTCTGAGAGCATCCGCTGGGATTCCCATTCTAGATACCATATCGAACCCGATAAGTATTCTTCTAGCCCTTCTGCGAAGATCTGTTCTCTCCACGTTCTGAGATACTCGAGATCTACCTGCTGAGTAACTGTAATAGGCCATACTCTACGCTCCGGGCCATCACTTAAGAATTGATAGTTATTCGAAGTCCCAGCAAAGACTACTCTACGGAGGTAAGACTTAGGAAATTGCTGATAGGAAGGTCTGAACTTATCTTCTGCGGAAGAAATGAAGGCCTTAAAATTGTCTGCTGTTCTACCCTGGAGAGAGTGTAACTCCGCGAGTTCCCATAACCATGTTTCCGTAGAATGGATTAACTCTAGAGAATCCTTCTTCCCAATATCCAGAGGGCTATCTGAGAACCAATCTTCCCCAATGAGAGTCTTAAGCCCGGTACTCTTGCCTAGTCCCTTCTCTCCGCAGAGGATAAGGAAGTTATCCATCTTACATCCGGGCTTCATAACTCGAGCAACGAGAGAGATAATCCACTTAGAGCTAATCTCCTGCATGAGCTGCTCAGATCCTGGAATAATCTGGGCTCGGAAGGCATTCCGGAAGAGATTATGGATTCTAGGCTCTCCATCCCATACTGGAAGATTAGTTACCCAGTCCTTAACATTCTCTTGGATGTTCTTATGGGCTACTCGCAGGACCGCTCTCTTAATATCTGGAGAGGTGTATCTAATGTTATAGGCTCGCTCTATATGGAGTCCAATATCCTCGAGGTCTGGATCCCATAACTCTCGCATCTTCCAGATTACTTTATTACTGTGATCGTTATAGCAGAGGCTCTCGTATACTGGATCATTCTCTAAGATGAGCGCGATATTGTTTCTATTGGCATAAGGTTTGGGAGTTCTAGTAAGTTCTCCTTCTTTATTGTACTTCGCTTCTGACTTCTGCAGCAGATCCCAAGTATCGATATGGGCTTCCTCTGGAGCGAACTTATATTCCGCTACTATTCCAAGTTTCTTAGCTATCTCTTCCATCTTCTTAATCTGTTCTTTGTTGATTGGTTTCATTTTTCGCGCTCCTGTAATCTGTTTATAGCGAAGGGATATTCTACTCCGCTATTAGCGATCGCTGCTATAAGCAATCGGTTAAGATCGAGGATAGATCCTCCTCTTACTTGGTTGAGCACTTCGCATAATAGCACGAGATTAGAGATCCTAGGAGAGAATCTCTTAGCTCCGTTCATTGTGCTATAACTTACTCCTGATAATCTGGAGAGTTCTGCTCTAGATATTGGCAGCTGTTCTAACTGCTCTGTTAACCACTTATTAAAATACATTGTACCTCCGTATTTTTATTGTGTTTATTGGTTATCGTTCTTACTGTGTTTTTCCTTGATCCGTAGCCTCCGCTCAGAGAGAGCATTCTCTGGAGTAGATCGTATTCCTCTTAAGATAAGCATATTATACTCCTCTCTCGTATCGCTTAATACTTCACAGATAGCGAGGTATACATCTAACTTAGGATATCTCTGTCCATTCATATAAGCTTTAAGCGTAGGAACCTTTATTCCTACTCCCTTCGCTACCTCTTCCAGAGTCATATTCTTATATTCTGCATATCGAAATATATGTAAACCGAAGGAACTACAGTTCTTAGGGATCGAGGGTATTCTCTTACTACTTCTCATATTAGAGCCTCCAAAAATCCCCACCATCTACACTTATTAGCCCGGTTACAGTGAGGATATCTAACCGCGTGCATTAAATCAGGATCTATAGAATAATAGACTTCTCTCTTCCCGCAAGCTGGGCAAGTGATATTCCTGGCTACATTGCCCTCGATGCTGGCTCCAATCTGCTGAGCG